GGGGAACCGTATTCGCCGGGCTGCACTCCGCCCGGCTACGCTGATTATCGTTACGAGATGAAGAGAGATTCCGGTGAAGAGTGAGATTGTGAAGTTGTGCGCTGATCTGTTCGAGATTTCGCCAGTAGATTTACTTAGTCGCAAGCGCCGCCAAGAGATCGTCCACGCCCGCATGGCGTTGTACGCCGGGCTGCGGAAGCGGGGTTGGTCGTATCCGAGGATCGGTATGTTCTGCGGCCGAGATCATTCGACGGTGATGTACGGCGTGGCCGCCGCGGAAGAACTGATGCGGCGCTACCCGGCCTATGCTGAAAAGGTTGAGAAAGTTTTTTCTTGGCAACCCTATTTTGTTGAGTTACCTCAGAGCGAGGAGATAGAGAGATGAGAGAACCTTTGGACCGCCCCGCTGCGCTGGCATGGACGGTTATCTTTTGCCTGACGGTTGCCTTCTGGATCAGCGTAATCGGGTGGATGGCGTCATGACCGAGGAACGCACACCCCTCGAACTGGCGATGCTGGCGGCTTGGCTGAATGTCAGGTCCGACCAGTTGCCGCCCGACCTGCGCGCACCGTCGTGTCCATACACGATGGCGGCATGGAAGCGGGTGGGCGAGGCCGCACTGGCGCATCACCGCGCCGCACTGGGAGAGACGGAATGACCCACAAGAAAACACCGCCCGACTGGGTGCTGATCGAAGCTGCGAAGCGGAGCGGATGGGGCGACGACGTTGACACTCTGCGCAGTTACTATGCAAACTATGACGCATTCAGCGCCCTCTGCGACATGATCGAACGCCACGAGCGGCCACCCGTGGATCGCAAGCTGCTGTGTGCGCGTGAGGCGGCTAGTGAACATGGATACGATGAGTGGGACGAGGCGGTGGACGCTTGCCGCCGCGCCATCGAACTTTGGGAAGAGGAGTTTGGGAAATGACCGACGATCTGGTGAAGCGGGTTCTCAGCAAGAAGGCCGCAAGGCACACACAAGTTATAGAACTGTGCGGACGCATCGAAGCACTGACTGCCGAGAACGAGCGGCTGCGCACCCACCTCGCAGCGGTGAGGGATGAGGTGTTGGAGGAAGCGGCGAAGGTGGCGGATTGTTTCCATGAACGCGCACTAGAATGGGCCAAGTCGGTACGTGGCCTGACAGAGCATCTAACCGAAACGGATAGCTCCCGCATCGCCACCACCATCCGCGCAATGAAGGGAGACGGGAAATGACCGACAACATTCGCACTAATTTTTGCGCCACCTGCAAGGAGCAAGCCGACCGCATCGAAGCCCTGACTGCCGAGAACGAGCGGCTGCGGGGTTTGTTTGCCGCGCTGGCGATTGATCCAGATGCTTGCGCGGTGGCTAGGCAATACGCCCGCGCCGCACTCGCGGAGCCGCGCGCATGATCCCCGACAGCTACCTCGACCGCTGGGCCGAGAGGCAGGCCGACTACATGGCCGAGATACGCCGCCGCGCATGGATGCGTGAGCATATGCCAGAACTGATTGATGAGGGAGAGGACTGGTGAACGACCTTCGAGAAATCTCGACCGCGCTGCTAGTCTGCGTCGTCGCGATCACGCTGCTCGTGGATTTGATCGGGTGGCTGGCGTCATGACCGACAAGCAAACACCGCCCGACTGGGTGCTGATCGAAGCCGCGAAGCGGAGCGAATGGGGCGAGCAAGCCATTGTGTCACTGGTCTACGAATACAAAAACAAACCAAGCTTCCGCGCACTCTGCGACATGATCGAACGCTACGAGCAGCCGCCACCAGATCGCAAGCTGCTGTGCGCCGAGCAAGCCATGTACGAATTACAGACGCGCGCCGCGCATCGGATCGACGGCTCTCCAGTAACCACCGCGAAAGACGTTGCCGTTCGCGCCATCGAACTCTGGGAAGAAGGATTTGGGAAATGACAACACCGAAGGTCAACTGGTCGGAGCGCGATCAGAAATACTGGGTATACACCGACGAAGAGCCGCTGTGGTTTGAGAGCGTCCTCGACGCGCAGGCCGCTGCCCGCCAGATCGAGATCGACAACGCCGTGAAGGCCGAGCGTGAAGCGATTGTGGAGTGGCTGCGGCGTAGCGCCGACCCGATCATCGCTAACTGGGTTAGCGCGCAGGTTGAGAACAAGGAGTACCGGAAATGACCGAAGTCCATTTTTACATGATGCAGCCCATGATCGACGACGCTGTGCAGGCGCGGGAGGCGCTGATTATGGAGTGGCTGCGCAAGCACGGGATGCGGCAGACGGCCATGATGCTTGAAAAGGGAGAACACCTGAAATGACCGAGAACGACAAGGCGCTGGCCGCTGTGGTGACTTGGCTGAGAGGGGAGGCTGCGAAGGCAAACGCCGCGCCTTATTGGGACAGGGAAACCCGCGCCGAAGGTGAAGCATTAGACGCAGCCGCAGACGCCATTGAACGCGGCGATCATAGGAAAGATGAAGCGCAATGACCTACGAGATCAGCTTTAACGACCGCCACATCATCCGCACCCCCGAATTTTCGAACTGGGAATGCCACATGTTCGGCGGCCACAAGTGCGGCTCTGGCATCGTATGGCGTCCGCATAAGGGCGGAGAACCGAACTGGTTCTGGCGCAAGATGCAGTGGCTTTTCTTTGGCAATGTGTGGGTGAAATACAAATGACCGACGTAGCATCAATCCTCGCCTGCTACCGCAGCGGGCAGATCAGTGAGGCCGAGATGGTGGACATCTGCCGCGAGTGGCCCGAAGTTGAACAAGCCTTGAAGGAGAAGTGAAATGAAGAAGCTTATCATCGCAGCCGCTCTGGCCCTGACCGCCGCACCCGTGGCCGCACAGTACATCACCTACTTTTTGACCGCGCAGTGGGTCGAGGGTGGCAACCGCTTCTGCCGCTATGGCAACGGCACCGTGCTCAACGTCGGGTATCAAATTTGCCCTCTTAGCATTCGAGGCTAGGATAATGTCCGAACCAGAATACGAAGATATGTTGAGTAACAAGTACGCGCCCGAAGGATGGGGCGCGGACTACAAAACGCCAAGTCATTACCGGCCGCAAGCGGCGGGAGAGTACCTTACAGAGCGCATGGTGCCGAGATTGTGGGACGAAATCCGCGCGATCCAGAACCGCGCAAACAGGAGAGTGAAGACATGGCTGGTGAAATAGCCCACGCGTCATTCGGCGCGTCGAACTCCAAGCGCCGCATGGCCTGCCCCGGCAGCCTGAAGGCTGAGGAGCGGTTCCCGGATACGAGCAGCCCCTTTGCCGAACTCGGCACGGCAGCGCATGAACTGGGCGAACACTGTCTTCGTGAGGGGATAGCCGACGTAGCCCTGTGCATCGGCGGCTCATTCCACGATCATATTGTTGATGACAATATGGCCGCCGCGGTGCAGACTTACGTCAGCTACGTTCGCGCAGTGGAAGAGGAAGAGGCGCCGGCCCTGCTGCGGCTGGAGCAGCGCCTTAGCCTTGAAGCCCTTGACCCGCCGATGCCGATGTTCGGCACGAGCGACTGCACGATCTACGGCAAAGAGACGGGCAACCTGTGGGTCATCGACTACAAGCACGGGCAAGGCGTGGCTGTCGATGTCGAGGACAACGCCCAGCTAAAGTACTACGCGCTCGGCGCTGTGCTGAAGATCGGCGACCGCGCGCCGGTCAACGCCGTCCACACGGTTGTCGTGCAGCCACGCGCGCAGCACCGCGACGGTTCGATCCGCGTCTACTCCTACACCAAGGACGAGATACTCGACTTTGGCGTGGACTTGATCGACGCCGCGCACGCCGCGCTCAAGCCCGACGCGCCGCTTGTCGCTGGCGATCACTGCCAGTTCTGCAAGGCGGCCGGCGTTTGCTCCGCCCTCCGCCGCGGCGCACTAGCTGTGGCGCAGGATGAGTTCGGCGCGGTGCGCGTGGCCGACGACATCACGCCGGAAGAGATCGCCGGGTACATGGACAAGATACCGCTCATCGAAGAGTGGATCAAATCCATCCGCCGCCACGCGAACACGCTGCTCGAAGCTGGCGAGACTGTGCCCGGCTTCAAGCTGGTGGAGCGCCGCCCGACGCGGCGCTGGAAGAACGAAGAGGAGTTGCTCGAATGGGCGGCTTCCGAGAATCTGGAGGACGAGGAGATTTTCGAGAAGAAGATCAAGTCGCCCGCTCAGATCGAGAAGGTCGTGGGCAAGAAGAATGTCCCCGCCCATCTCGTCATGTCGGTATCGTCTGGCCTTTCTATGGTCCGCGACACCGACGCCCGACCGTCGGCCGCTCTTTTGGCGGGTGACGAATTTACCGTGAACGAGTGAACAAGGAACTACGTATGACAAAAGTTATTACCCCTGAAGCCGTCATCAGCTACCCGCACATCTTCGAACCGCAGACGCCTCCGGGCGCGAGCGAGCCGGTGTATAGCTGCGCTCTGGTCTTCAAGGACGATGTGGACATCACCGACATGAAGGCCGCTGTGATGGCCGTGGCCAAGGAGAAGTGGGGAGACAAGACGCGCGATCTGCTGAAGGCCGGTAAAATCCGTCTGCCGTTCCGCGAAGACGCGGTGGACAAGGGCTACCCGGAAGGCTCGACCTTCATCAACGTGAAGTCGAAGCAGGCTCCCGGCGTCGTGTCGATCTTTGCCGGCGAGAACGGTAAGCCGGCTGTCATCACCGACCCCAAGGAAATCTATCCGGGTGCGGTGGTGAAGGCTTCGCTGCGTGCTTATGCGTATAGCGTGAACGGCAACAACGGCGTAGCGTTCAGCCTTGGAAATCTCCAGAAGATCAAGGACGGCCCCCGTATGGACGGGCGTCTGTCTGCGGCGGATGAGTTTACTGCGGAGGCCAAGCCGACCGCAGACATCTCAGACCTCGACGATCTGCTGTAAGTGATAGGGGCCGGGGGCGGGTTGGGCCGCCTCCGGTTTCCTTCTCTTAAAAGCCGTGATATAAAAAGGGCCGGCGGACTCCACATCCGCCGGCCCAACATCCACTGCTAGACAGGAGCAGCCAATGCCTAAGCACACTATGACAGCCGAAGAGGCGCGTCAATTCTTCTCCTACAATCCGGAAACCGGCGACCTTGCTTGGCGTGTATCGCCCAATAGTCGCGCCCCGGTTGGCCGCGTGATCCGCACCGACAACGGGGCGGGATACTACCACGCGACCTTTCGCGGCGTGAGGTATTATGTGCACCGCCTAGTGTGGCTAATATCAACAGGCTCGTGGCCGGAGGGACTTATCGATCACATCGATGGGGACCCCACGAATAACCGCATTGAGAATTTGCGACAAGCAAGCCACGCAGAGAACACGCGCAACTCCGCCAGACGGCGCGACAACACATCCGGTTTCAAGGGCGTGGACTTTTATCGCAGAACCGGGCGGTACCGGGCGAGGATAGAAGTAGATGGACGCAAGCTGGATTTGGGAACCTACGACACGCCGCAAGAAGCACACGCCGCGTATTGCGCGGCCGCGAAGAAACTCCACGGAGAGTTTGCCAACATCGGCTAATCCAAAGCCTCGGAGATCATCTGAGCTTTCCGCCCAAGTGTCCGTGCAACGATTTCGTCTACCGAATTTGCTAGGGCAAACGACCGCACGATTACTGGCTTGGACTGGCCGATACGGTGGCACCTCTTCGAAGCCTGAGCGTTGACCGCTGGCACCCAGTCCATCTCCGCAAACACAACTTGGTTCGCAGCCGTCAGCGTGATCGCCGTCGAACAGGCCGTGATCTGGCCGATGAAGACGCGGCACTCGGCGTCGTTCTGGAACCTGTCGATCTCGGCTTGGCGTTCCTGATTCCCAAGGCCGCCCACGATGTAGGCCGGGTTGAACTCGGCCAGCCCTTCGCGCAACGCCTCAAGCGCCGCGCGGTGGTAGGCGAACACCACGACTTTCTCGTAGGCGTTGTCCTTCAACTCCGCTGCTAACTGCGCCGCTATAGGCTTCGCCTTGGCCAGCGCGGTGAGCCGGCGCATCGAGGCCATGTGCGGCGCGATGTCGCCCAGCTTGTCGCCCACGTCGCTCTGCGTAATGGCGCTTTGCAGGATGAGTTCGACCGCGGCCCGCTCCTGCTCGTTCTCGATGTGGGCCATGTCGTCCCAGCCATCGACCTCGACCACGGAGTCCTGCCACCACAGGGGCGGCAGTTCCTTCAGCACGCTCTCGGTTTTGCGGCGGAGCATGATCGACTTGAGGATGGTCTTGAACTCGCCCATCCTCTCGGCCTTGTTGCCCAGCACCTTCAGCCCGAACTGTCCCGACCACGTTTTGCAAAAGTAGAGAGTGTAGTCCGTAAAGTTGAGAGGATACTGCCAGATGGCCTTAAGATGTGTCCAGAAATCACTGACATCGTTAGGAAAGGGAGTGCCACTAAGAAGCCAAACACGATCAGCGAAACGAACAAGACCATCCCCACGGCAAAACTGACCGTAGAGATACTTAGTGCGCTTTGCCTGACGGTTCTTGAGATAATGCGCTTCGTCGAGGACGATAACGTCTGGTTCGAACTTGGCGATTTCATTCCGCACCTCCTTCGACTGCGTCATCTTGTCGTAGGAAAAGACCTTGATCTCCCGATCAACGCGGCCCCACTTCTCGAACTCACGCCGCCAGTTAATCTTGGCGATGGCGGGGCAAAGCACCACGACCTTCTTCAGTTCGAGCGCGTCACACGCCGCGATCACCTGAATGGTCTTGCCTAGTCCCTGCTCATCCGCCAGAAACGCGGCGGGATTTTCGGCGAGGAACTTTGCCCCCACCCTCTGGTAGTCGAATAGATGTTCCATCAGTCTCTTCCTCTGCGGCGTAACACGCTATCAGCGTGGCATCCGCACGTCCATCATCTTTTTTCCGTGCAAAGAGATGGGCTTGATCGGGGAAGAGTTCGATGGCGCGAGTGCGGCTCCCGTCCTTCCCGCCGAACAGACGCATCTTCTTCGTCCATGTGGCGGGGGGAACGAGGGAGAAGGGGATGTCGAGCGCGGCCAAGACGCCCTCGATGATACCGGCTGCGCGGCCGAAGCTGAAGGTTGACGCTACCCCCTGACCCGGCATGGAGTGGACCTTCTCTACGATTGCGTGGGCGCCATCGGCGTGCGGGCGCAGGAGATGCGCGAGGCGAACAGCGTCAACTTGATTGACGGTTCGCGGCCCGCGCTTCACCTTAGTTGTCGGCATATCAATAATGACGAGGTGTCGGCTATCCAAATCAAGGATGGCAAAGGCGCCAGTAGCGCCGGGGTCCACGCCAATAATTTTCATGGCGTGAGTATATACTCACCATTTAACTTTGTCAGCCCACCACGCCGCAGACATTTTGCCCTTGGCGATATTACTTGCGTGTCTGGCCTTGAACGACTTGTTCCGCGCCGAACCTTCGGGCGATCCTTTCACGCCCTGCTGGCCGAACCGGATCGTCTTTACTTGGTCGCCTTCCTTGGCCACCACGACGTGTGACTTCGTAGGATGCGAGGGGGTGCGCTTGGGTTTGTTGAACCCAGCCACACCCGCACGCGTGAGACGACTGTCTTTCTTCACTTCTTCTTGGCTTTCTTCTTCGCCTTCATCATGGGCTTGCCCATCTTGGCCGCAGCCTTCTTGGCCATCGCCATACCCTTGGGGGTGTAGCTATATTCTTTTCCACCAACCATCGGCATAATCAGGTTCCTTTACTTCTTCTTGGCTGTCTTAGCGGATTGCTTGAAGGCCGCAGCCGTCGGCGCTCCCTTACTTCCGGGCTTGCGCATCCGTTCGCCGGACCCGGCGGCGATGCGTTTCTTCTTCGCGTTGATGTTCGCGTATAGTCCTTTGCCCGGCATCAGCGTATCCTCATATCGCTTTTCGGCCCCAGCTTCTTGCGATGGCGCAGGGCTTTAGGTTTGTGGCGCCGCTTGGCTTTCGGCTCCGGCTTCCAAGTCTTAGCTAATACAGTACGTGCCATGTTAATACTCTTATTTAGCGAACTTGGGCGACTTTACCGCTATCGGTGATACCCGTGCCATCCCCAAAAACGGCCCTCACAGGCTCGCCGTCGATAAACGCGAACTGGCCGGTCGGATCGTAGGTCACTACCGGACCGCGCGCGCCAACATCGGTCGCGGCTTGCTGCGCGCTCGCTGCGGCAACTTGCCCGGCCGGAGTCTGCCGAACCGCCCCGCCGCGCGCGACACTGGCGATGTTTTCGACTTGGCCGGTGGCCATGCGGTTGGCGGCGGAACGAGCGCCCACGCCGCCTGCGGCCATCAAAGCTGCAAGGGCGGGATTCCCGGTATACGCCAGCGCCGCGGGCGCGCTCCCCGCCACCATGCCCCGAAGAGATAGACCGGGCGCCAAGTTCCCAAGCGCCTGCAAGGTCGCAACGCCGCCCTTACCCCGCGCAAAATCTTTCATCAGTTTTTGCACTTCGGGATCGAACTGGCGCAGGCGCTTTGGGTTGTTCACAACGGTCCGGAACTGTCCCCGCAAAGACGCAGCGGTAAGCCCCGATGCTGAGTTAGTGGCGCGCTCCACCAAATCTTGGACAGCTTCACCTTGGCGCATAAGACGCCAAGACTTGCGCGCGTCTGTGATCGCCAACGCAGCCGCGGCATCGTCTCCCGCCACAACCGCATTAGCCGGCGGAGAGGAAATGAAATCGTCGATTTTGTCGATGATTATACCCCCAAGACGCCGTTCGTCTGGGTCCTGACTGCGCCGAGCCGTATTCGCAACGCGGCGCATCATCTCTACTTGAGAGAACGAAATCGGCTGGCCGCTAGTGGCGACAGCGTCTATTTCATCCAAAGCGACCGCGATCCGCGGATGCAGACGGGGGTTAAACTGAATATCGTCAACTGCGGTCAAATCTTGGCGCAGGTTTGTCGCAAAATTCCCGATGGCGCTATCGTCAAATCGAACGCCCGCAGCACTGGCCGCTTGGTAGGCATTGTCCGCCCGTGTCCGAAGGTCTTCGGTACTTAGCGAGGACGGCTTCGGCGTGGCGGCACGCCCCGCCGCCATACCGCCAGCAAGTGAAATGCCCGTAAGCGCGAGAGGATTGGTGACGCCCGCTTCTCTTGCGATTGCAGGCGCGGCTGCCGCGCCAGTAGCCGCAGCGGCCTGTTGGCGCGGAGCTTGGGCCAAAGTTTGCATGATCGAGCGAGTAGTGGACGGCGCCATGCGGGCCGCAGTCGTGGCCAACGACGCAGGCGCGGCCACACCGCCTGCCAGACCTTCTACCGTCTGACCCAAGATACGCTGACCCGCCGTCTGCGGCGCGCGCCCGACACCCACATCCTGATACATCTGACGGATAGTCTGAGACGGCAAATTAACGGCTTCCCCGCCAAAAGCAGGGGCTACGACATTGTAGATGCTTGTCCCAAGATCAGACAAACCCAACGACAGAACGCCGCCCGCCGCTCCGGGTATCGCGCCCACGCCCGCAAGCGGCGCGCCAGCCGCTGCACCTAGCCCGGCCGCGGTCGCATACGGCGCAAGCGCGCCGCCAATGACGCCGAGGTTTTGCGACAACGAGGTGTCGGCTTCCGGCGGGGGAGGCGGAGCGCCAGCCGCATCGGGAAACTGCGCGATCACCGCCGCGATGATCTCCTCATCGGTGGCGCCTTCCGGCCCTTCGATGTCGTAGGTTCGCCCATCCGGCCCTATGATCTCGTATGTGGCCATTACTAGTTCCTACGTTTTACGGTGAACCCAGAAGTTGCGGCAGGTGCGGCTTGTTTCTTCGCCGCTGTTGCCCCCGCCGCGGTGGGAGAGCCGTACCGCTTTTGGATTGTACCGAGAGTGGCGTTTACCGTTTCCAACGTTTGCGTCGGATCGGTCGCAAGCTGTAGAAGCCGCTGAAGCTCGAACGAGTTATCGACCTGTTTGCTGCTCATACCCGTCGCGCTCATAATGTCCCGCACCAAGATGTTGCGGACGTTGCGGATTGTCGCGCGCGTCGATTCCGCCTTAGAGGCAGTCGGGTTGCCGATTGTTTCGCCGATATTGGCCGCGGCCCAATTGACCGCGTTATCGAGGAGTCCTTGCTTTTCGCTGATCGCGCCGCCTTGGTTTTCCAATTGTTTGTAGAACTTTTTTAGTTCACCGATGGTGGAGTCAAGACCCGCTCTACCCCGCGCTATGACATCTTGTTCTTGGTTGCGTCCGACCTCTACGCGCGCAGCGGCTTCCGCAGCGGCAACCGCAGCACGAAACTCCGGCGTATCTTTGGGGCCGATTGGGGTAGGGATAGGGGCGCTTTTGGGGCGCCTGTACACAGGGGCGGGCGCTCGCGGCGCGGGCGCGTTACCGCCCGAAACAACTTGGCGCGGCACACCGCCACGAACGACATAAGTGTTGCCGTCGCTCCCCGCCAACATTTGGCCTTCAGTATATTGCTGTCCGTTCGCCATATTACGTTCCGATAACTACGTGCCAATGTGGGCCAGTGGCGTAACGCGAAGGATTGCGAACTTCGTCTCTGGCTTCAATAATATTATAACCCGCGGAACGTATTGAGTCTACGTATTGCTCAAAAGTCATACCGGGGATGGGCGCTACGTCCACCGCTCCGGTTGAACGAGCATGAAACGATCTTGGGTTCTTTTTCGACAACGGGTGTTCCGGACCGCGATACCCCGAAGTTATGCGAGCTTGCGGAAATAGTTCCCGAACAACATCTGTGCCCTTAGCGAAATTGCCCCGGCGCAGAAGACGCCGGACCTCCTTGGGTTGGGGCTGTGTTGATTGGAGAGAATGTAACCCCAGAAGGAGCCGGGGCGCCGAGTGCCCCGCCCGATCCGAAGAAATCTGAAGCGCGGATAACTTCCCCGCCTTCTGTGACAGAAATGAACTTTTCGTCCTGCAGCGCCAGCCACCGATCTGCTTCGGCTTTGCCGAACTTGCGGACACGATCTTCATATTCCTTGATCTGCGCCGACTGTGTTTGCGTTTGCGCGATCAGGCGTTCTTTGGCGATTTCGCCGAACGCACTCAGCGGCAACAGGCGAGCTTCAGCGCGCTGTTCTTCTGTCGGAAGACGGTTTATAAATTCGTCGCGAGCGTCCCGTTGGGCTTTCTCCGTTGCGGCCTGCGCCCGCATTTGCTCAACCGCCATGCGGTTCTGCAACTCCGCCAGCTTCTGCTGCTGAAGTTGGCCAATCACTTGCTGCGGTGTAATCCCCGCGCGGCGTCCGCTGCGAGTAGCAGAACGAAGAAGACCGCTGAGTGCCAGAAGCTTGTCGCCGCTGGACAGCGAACCGCTCAGATCGCCGCTAAGAAGGCGCGTCATCTCGGCCAGACTGTCTGGCCCCTGAGTAGCTGCGGGGGCAGGGGCGGCGGGAGCGGCCATCGTGCGCGGGGTCATCGGCGCGGTCATGGCGACGCCGCCCTGCGGGGCGTTGCCGGCCGTGAACGAATTAAGGAGTGTCTGGGGGACTACTCCTTGCGTCATGAAAGGACGAAGCGCCATATCTCTACCCTTTAAAACCGAATGCCGAGGTTCTTCAACCCGCCCAAGATACCGACAATATCACCGGCCGTGCCGAGGAAACCGTCGCCCGGCGTCTGTGTCGTCTGCCGCTGATTCGTAACCGCCGGCAAACCAGCGAGGCCCGACTGAAGAATGCGCAACTGCTCGGTCGGGAAGCCGCGCTGTTCGAGGAAGTCGCGGTAAGCGAGGTCGATGTTCTGCTGCGCCATGCCGCGCTGCTGCTGGCCAACGCCGCCGAGCATACCCGCAAACGCCTGCTCCTGCGCCAGAGCCTGCGGAGCCAACGCCGCCAACTGTTGCGATGCCTGAAGCTGCTGACCCGGAAGACCCGCCGCCAGACCGGCGGCTTGGCCGAAGCCCTGCTGGTACAAGTTGGCCAAAGTCTCGGCCGTGTTGCGATCTTCGGCGCTCGCCAACTGTGCTTCGTACACACCGCGGCGGGTGTTACCGAACGCACGCGCCCCGGCAAGTTGTGCGCGGGTGTCGGCTTCGCGCCGAGCGCGGGCGCGCTCCAGACGCTCCATCGTGGTGTCGATCACGTTCTGCTGAAACGGCGACATGAAACCGGCGACGTTTTGCTGGAACTGCTCCGGCCCGAAAGCGGCCGCTTGCTGTGCGGCCTGCGTCGCCCCGGCAAGCTGCTGGGAACCTACACGGTTAGCCACGGCCTGCTGCGTGATGTCGAACCCTTGCTGCTCAACAGGACGGAACCCGGCGATGCGCGGGCCGCCGTAGGGCTGGTAAGGCAGAGACGCCACCTGCTGGGCGGCCATCACGTTCCGCTGCAACGCATCCTGAACAAAGGGGTCGAGCGTCTGCTGCGACGAAACCGTTGATCTTTCTCCGCCCTTCGACATACCTATAATTCCTTAACCACCGTGGTGCACAGATATTTGGCGCCGCGGCTTTCTAACGCTCGCATCCAACCCTTTCTACCCGAAACAGATATAGATGCACACCCCGTAGCCTTAGCATAAATTTCCATAGAATCCCACATATCTAGCAGTTCATCTAGCTTACCACCAGCAAGAAAGACATGAAGGGATGTCTTCTTAGGGTAGATGTGAAATTCTGTTATAATCGCGCTCTCTTTGCCGGGCCAAAACAGATACCGACCTGACTCGACGCCCTCCCAAATATGTTCGATGTCGTGGGTATCGTCGGCGTATTCGAGCGCGGACGCGATCCAGTCTTTGCACCGCTCGAACTCTTGTTTCAAATCCATCGTCACTGGTGTATCTGCTCCACATACACCTCGCAAGATGGCGAAGCCGGGGCGAAAGCTGTCGCAGCCGTTCCCGCTAAAGATACGTTGGTGCTGTCCGCGGCCCAGTATAGTTCAAGATAATCGCCCGCAGCCAAAGAGAACGTGTCTTCACGCGACAAGGTCTGATACTCAGAGTTGGCGTGGATCGTCCGTACAAACGCGCTGTTGGCTACGTCCGCCCCGTTCTTGCGCCACCAAAAGTAAACGACTTTGTCGCTGGCAGAACCGGAAAGAAACTGGATTTTACAGTAGCACCGATACAGCCCGGCGTAGGTCACGACGATGCGCGACGCCGGAGACCCTAACGCCACGTTCTGGGAGATCGTCGTGGAGTTCAACGGGATTGGTTCCGCGGTGTTCGCCGCCGTTAGCGCCAGCGACGTTGTGCGCAAGAACTCGGCACGGCCGGGGAGTTGAATGTACCGCGTCGTTTCGATGTTTGTCAGGATAAGATCGGCCGGATCGTCGATGCGCACATCTTGGCCGCGCTTGTAGTTCTGGCTGTCCGCTTGTTCGAGCAGCCGGTTGCGCTGGTTCTCATGCGACGACAGATAGTCGTTGGGCGGAACAGGAAGTTTCATCTGCGCCCGCCCGGCTGCGCGTTAAGTCGCATCGTCCCGACGCGCCAGTCCGTGTTCGGCGCGGCCGTCAATCGCATATTGATCTGGCGCCCGTTGAAGCGGACGGACGTTGGGTTCGTCATCGAGTACGGCCCGTAAGACCTTTCGGTGGCGTTCGGGAAATACCGCGAGAAGAACGTTGCCGTCACGTCGCCTTGGTTGCGCTCGTCAGGGATCAGTTCGTTCACATAGTAGACGTTGTCGCCGTTACCGATCTGCACCGGCCCGCTCTCGACATAGACCGTGCTGCCGTCGTGGTTGACGCCGACTTCGTGATCGTAAAGGATACCGTCCGTCCCGACAAAGATCGGGTTCGTGAACACGCCGCGGTCGGTCCCAGCCGCACGGGGCATGATCCCGACGGACCAGTAGTTGTCGGCGTAGTTCCACATCACGTAGCGGTCGTTTTCCTGCGAACTGGCCGAGGGGTAGAACCACCATACTTCGCTGAACTGCGAGTTGTTGACCGCGCAGACTTTGCTCAACTGGGCGGTGTTGATGTCGGAGAACACGTAGTCCGACACTTCGCACGCCAGCGGTTTGATGTAGCCGTCGTAGGTGAAGAAGCCGCGCGTACTCATCCAGACAGCAAAGTTGTCCTGCACAGCGATAGCGTTCGGCCCCGGAATACCGCAGGCTCGGCCGACATACTCAGACTGGTAGACGAACGGCTGGCCGACGTAGGACACGACGTGCGCGTCGATGTCCGTCAGAATACGGATTTGCCCGCGGACGCGCGTGCCGACGATGATCCGGCCGCCGGTTTGCAGTTCGATGCTACCGGCGAGGTTGGTCGAGGACGGCGTCCAGATCGTGTTGTTCTCTAGGTCCGACCAGCTAATCAGACGCGGGTCGCCGCCAGCACCGAGCGCGAACAAGGATCGCTCGTTGGACACAAGGATCGCCGTGTTGCCGGTCGGCGCGTTGGCCACGACCGCCGCCTTGTTGGCCGGGTTGAGTTGCCATTCGTAAATCTTGCCGTCGAAGTTCGAGCAGCCGACGAGATATTCGCCCCACGTATCCAGCGACCACGTAGTCGCGGGAGTGACGGAGCCAACGTCGGGACGCGGCACGCCGTAGAAGCCGTAGCTGTAGGTGCCGGTGCCGTAGCCCCCGCCGACCGTGGCGTCGGGGTTGCCCGGAAGAAACCCAGTCGGCGTGATGTCAGTGATGACGGACGACTGCGATATGGCGTAGAGTTTGGAGTGCGTACCGACCGCGAGGTGGCGGGTGGCGCTGTTATCGCGCCACGTCAAAATGGCGCGGGGCTTCCCGGTAAGAGCAGTAGTGGTGCGCTGCTGCCAGCCACCGACGGGACGGATCATCCGTTCAACCCAGCGCACAAGATTGCCGTCGAACCACCGGCCTGCGGCGTCGAGTTCGGTTCCATTCTTATACATACCCGGAGGCAATTTAATCGGGATAAGGGTCATCGGCGCTACCTAGAAATGTATCCCCGTCTTATAACAGCTTTACTTCTGTTTGACAGCCTCTAGCCAAGCCTCCACCGTCAAGCGATGCTTTACGCTGCACTCGGCGTAGAGAGTAATGATTTCGCTCTCCCACAGCGCACGCTCCGGATCAATAAGTGGGGCGGGAACTTGGGGCAGTTGTCGGCAGTCAGTCTCTAGGTTCACCGGAGGCCGCGGCATTGGCACTATCGACACCGCCTTGGAGCAGCCGGACAACATCACTAGGAACAGCACAATCACTGGGAGGAGCAGCCACCTCACGGTAGACCATTCGTATGTCGGTGGCGCGAGCGGCCCCCAATCCATCGGCAGTATCTTTTGCGGCTTCGAAATCTCGTCCTTTTTCTTCCAGCGCATCACGCATCTCCCGTTCTTTCTTGGCGGCTTTTTCGATAGCGTTGGCGTAGGCGGCGTCGCATTGCCAATCCCGCACCTTATACCCACCAACAGCCGCGATCAGGATAGCGGCACCGGCGCCGTAGAGGACCAGTGGGTTAGGGAGCATACCCCTATACCCCGATCTTGGCTTTGAACGCGGCCCATATAACCGTGAGGGCCACCACCAAACCGGACAGCCATTTCACAAAAGCGACAACCCCCGAAGCCGTTTTCCACGCATCGACAAGCCCACTCACTTCTTTAGAAAGAGCGTGGACTTCGCTGGTGAGATGTTCGACCTTTTGTTCGAGAAGCGCGAACTCAACTTCTTTGGGGCTGTCGGACATTGCTATTCTTCCGGTTGGTCGGCGGGGAGTTGCGCCTCGGCCTGCTCCTTGATCTTGACCACAAGGGGCCAAGCACCAGAGGAAGTCGGCAGACTGCCGAGGGTGTGAAGGATGGCGTTGATCTCTTCAACGTCGAGGTTGAGGTTAATGTTCATGTCTGTTTCCTAAAGCCAAGTCGCGTACTTCTTGGTCTTCTGTTTGCGGTCGTCAAGGCCGTGAGTGCCGCCGTTGATCCGCTTCGTCAGCGCGAGGATCGCACCGTCTGTGATACCCTGATCGCAGATCGACCAGAGCTTGTTGCGGTCGAAGAACCACAGGGCGCTTTCAATCGCCAGTTCGCCAGCCACCAGATCAGGGTTGTCCATGATGTCGGGGCGGTTGATGTACTGCGACAGCGCCTTGTAGTTGTCGTGGCCGGTCAGTTGCAGGAAGCCGCGACCACGGAACTTCCAGCCGTCGCCGCTGCTTTCGGGGCCGTTGCCCATGCGGTTGGCGTAGACGCGGTTGGCGATGGCCTGCGGCTTGCGGGCGTACTGGGCGGCGAGTGCGTCCGTTGGGAAGTACTTGCGGAAGATGCCCCGCAACCCCTGTGCGCTGTAGTTGAGGTTCTCGCTGGTGGCGCGCCAGTTGCCGCTTTCGTGCGCGCACTGTGCGAAGAAGTGGGCACCACGGTTGCGGTTGAGCTTGTAGTGGGCGCAGGCGGCCTTGAGCGTGCCGGGGCCAAAAGCGCCGTCCGCCGTGACCCCAATCTTCTTTTGGAGGTTTACGAGGCTCACTTGTCCTTTTCCTTATTCCAAAGTTCGAAAAGCGTCTTGATCTTCTCCTCCGCCACGCCGAGGCGAACGTCCATCTTGGCGAGGATGATCGTCAGAGAGATGAACGCCAAAACGACCGGCCACAGTTGGCCGATCAGTTCGACGGTGGAAAGATCACCAGTCATTTACGCCCCCGGGTTGCGCCAGTCAGGGAAGTCGTTCTCGTCAACAACGCCGTCGCCGTTGGCGTCGTAGCGCAGATCGTTGCGGTACTTCTCCCAAGGCTCCAAGTCGTCGTCTTCGGGTGTGTCGATGAAGACAGTCCCGTTCGGATCGTCGTAGGTCTTGGGCGCTTCGGGTTCCGGTGCTGGTGCTTCCGGCTGCTCGTCACGCGCATTGGCGTTCAGGCTCAAGCCGCCCAGCAGGCCAACAAAGGCACCGATAATGGTCTGGAAGGCAGGGTTGACCATGTCGAGGATGGCTGCGCTATCGACAACATCATTGGGCAAGAACAGGCCAACAACGAGCGCCGCCACGACCACAAGGATCACAGCGGACAGCGTGACGATAGCCACACGGATCACGAACTCGACGGTGTCATTGACGCCCTCGCGCTGGCTTTCAAAGCGATCCCAGAAGCTCATCATGCACCCCACGGCAGGGCAGGCGTGACCACAGGCGGGTTAACGAGCGCCGCGATCTGGTTCGCCACGTTTTCTTAGTAAGACGCGACCTGCTCTTCGCCCAGCGTCTCATGCACCCAGCCGATCACCTGTGCTTCAGTCAGGTCTGCGTAGGCAACG